GGCCGGATCGTCCGACCAAACCCCATATGCGAGCACCAAAATGGGCAACGTGAGAATGCAAAGGACCACCTCGTCTTTGTAGTCGTTTTGACGGGCTTCTAAAAGTTTGCCCTGGTAAGCTTCCTCGCCTCGGGCCATCTTAGATGCATGCATATGCTGTGCATCGGCCATAGCCATCTTTGTCTCTTGACGCTTTTTGTAAATGTGAGTACCTGCGTTGAGAGCTAATTTAATAGCACTAAACCACATACTAGTACCAACTTACTTTAGACTTTTTCGAAGCTAGCATTCTTTTTTGTCCGCCAACTTTATTTACAACTGGCTCACCTTTAGGAACTTTAACTTCTACTGCTTCTCCATAACCATCACTATTGACATTAAGTGTATTTGACATATCCGCTTTAGGCGATTCAGATACAACTTTACCAATATACTTAGGGTTATTTTTTGTCCAAAATGTTTTTCCTTTTTCCATATTTTTCTCCTGTTAGTTTCTTATACTATCTTTTAGGACCTTTCAAGATCCTTACGTCTTCTTGTTTCATCATATCATTGACCATTTTTGCGTCAATGCCCATTTGGGTTTTTTCTAGCGATGTATCAGCTCTTAATTCAGCTAATTCTTCGTTTTGTTGCAGCTTTTCGTCAAACTGTTGCTGACCCATTAATTGTTTAGATTTATCTAAATTAATCTTTTCTTGGTCTTGTTCACGTTTGACATTATCGTCCATAGCTCTTAAATCAAGTTCTCTTGCTTTTAATTTAGCAATTGGGTCGCCATTGTACTCGCCCATAATTTTATTTTCTTCATTTTTAAATTCTTCAGTCATTTCTGCAATTAATTTAGCTTTTCTAGACTCTAAATTGATAGACATAGTCATAATCTGCTGTTGATATTGCGGATCTTGCTGTAACATTGGATTTTGTTGTGCCATTTGTTGCATTTGCATTAATTTTCCAATTTCTTCTCTAAATTCTACCTCTAATTGCTCTTGTGCCATTAAAGAAATGTGTTCAAAGATGTTTTTTTCTAATGCAGCCATAACTGGAGGTGCATTTCTAGCAATATTCGTCGCCATAAAGTTTAAATGGGTTGTAATATGTGCTTGATGGTCCTGTCCTTTGAATGCTTGGAAGGGTTTTCCACTCATTGCAAGAATATTTTCTGCTGCCGGGTCCATTGGAGTCGGTTGTTGCGGTGGTGGTAAAATTTTATCAATATTTTTTACACCAATCGCTGTGTACATTGAATGAAATGCTTCATACAAGTTGTGCATTTGCGGATTTGACATTGCAAGTTGTAATTCTGTCTGTGCTAAACTAATTCTTTGTGATTGAGAAAAAATATTTGGGTCTGCAACAGGTATAATATCTACTTTGTCGTCAAAATCTGTTTGTTTAATTTGTCGTTGTCCACCAACTACATCATATGGATACTCTTGCGGTAGGTAAGTTTTAAAAACACCCGCTAATAAATTAAATTCGCTCTTCATCGCCACATACAATCTTTTATGTATGGCTGACATGACTCTCGAACCACGTTCTAAAAGAGCTATAGTCGTTCCAACAGCTGCTTGTTGGTTGCCGTCACCGACCTGCATGTCAGCTATGGCGGCAAATCGTTGCCCTGCCTGTACCACTATTCCCATCAACTGTAATAATGTTGGTGAAGGTTCTTTAAATGGTAATGGCATAAATGCATCTTTGATACTTCCTCCAGGTGCATCTACATCTCTGAATTCTCCAGGTTGGATTGCCTGCGCTTCGTCTCTTACTCTTATTCCTCGTTGTTTAAATCCTGCGGGTAAATTACTTAATGTACCTGCATCTAGTAGTTGTCTTAGTGCAGTGGTTGCTGTTCTTGATAAACCACCGATCATATGAATTAAACCAAAACCATAAAAACCCATTCCAGGTAAAAATTTAAAATGTACAAAGTAGTCTATTTTAAGTTTTTGCGGATCGGTAGCTTGATAGTTTCTTCTAATTGATAATATTTGTCTGCTGCCCATTTCAAGAGTTACAATGTATGGAAGTTTAATTCCTGTCATTTCTCCTACTGAGTCTTTGTCTTCAAAACCTTCTAAATCTAAATCGGTATGAATTTCTAAAACAGTAAAGATATCTTCGTCTCTAGTTTTTTTAACGCCTTCTAATTCCCTTTCTTTTTTTTCTACTTCTGTCTCTTGATTGTAACCGGGTGTTAATTCTACGTCTTGATAAAAACCTGAAACTTGTTTTTTTCTTAATTCATTTTCAGACATTTTAATTACATGAATAACTGACTCTGCATCTTCTAAAGATGTTGCTGTGTAAGGCACAACTAAATCATCAGCTGGTACAAATTTAGAAACAGCTCTGCCTAAAAGTTCGTCATAATAGACCTTCTTAAAAGCAGAGCCACTAAGAGGGAGATAAAAAAGCATTTGATCGAACTCGGGTTCGTACTCTTTCATCACATCCATGAGCTGATAGTTCATGAATTCTTTAACTCGGTTTGATTGGTCTTCTCTGGCTCTATCTGCAAGTCCAATTATTTGTGTATGGACTGGACCAGTAGCCGGTAATAATTCTTTATAAGCTTGTGCTTGAAATTGTGTGACTGCTTCAGCTAATACTGGGTGAGTTGCACCACTAGCTCCTTGAAAAGGCTGAGTTGGATTTTCGTATTTAAAACCTAAAAGATCTAAACCTTTTGTGTAACTGTCTTCCCAATCTTTTCTAGAAGATTTGTATTGTTCGTAATTTGCTGCAAGATCAGATCCTAGTTTACCTAAAACTTGTTCTGGTAATAATTCAGCTAAATTATCAAAATGAGATTCTGTTCCAGGTTGATTAACTGCTTCAGGATCAAAATTAATTGTTGCACTACCATCTTCTTCGGTAGTTACTTGTACATCATCAGGACCAACTTGTTCTTCAGTCGTCTGTAATTTTTCTATTGCGACTTCTTCTTCGCCAGGTACTTTAATTTCAGTCTCTACGTTTGGTAGGGCTTTGTCTATATCTGCCATTTATATTCTCCGAGTTCTCTATTGTTTTAACTTGTTTTGTGGGAACATTCAACCCCTGTGAGTCAGGTCCTTTTAAAGGTGGAATTTCTTTCCATTTGACATGTTGCATATTTGCAACAAGAGTTTTATTCTTCACTAAACATACCTCTCTTATTTCTGTAGTCATCAAACATTTCATAACCACTAATACCCATTGATAATGCTAGACCCGGTAATCCGAATCTACGTGACACAGTTTTTAATACACTGGGACTAATTCCAAGTCTCATAGCTTTTGCAATTCCAGGACTTTTTAAACCTTTTGTTGCAAAGTCACTTGCTTGTCCCATAAATGCTGCACCCATATAGTTAAAAGGATTAGTTGCCATTTCTCCTAACGAAGAACCTTCTTGTACTTGTTCTGCTAAATACAAAGGTTCAGTTGCAAGTAGTCCAAGCGGCGTAGCTGTTGCTGCTAAACCTCTACCTAAAGTTTTTAATGCAGTCTTTGTAATACCGGATTTCTTTGCACCTAACGCTCCACTTCTTGCGGCCTTAATTGTTGAGGGTGCAACTGCTGCTGTACCTGCTACAGCTGCTGCCCCTAATGCCGGTAAATAAGCATCTCCTATTGGCGCTTCTTCTACAGGTGAATCATCTAATTTTCCTGTCACCATATCTACTAACATATTTTTTTGTTGGTCTTCGTTTGATAAATAAGTTGATGGATCGTCGTTCATAAATGTTTTAACAAGACCTGCACCTATTGCTCCGGCTGCAGCTAAGGCACCAAACTTACCAGCACCTCTTAACATTGGGCTTTGTAAAAAACTTTTAGAGACATCTCTAATTTTACCCATAGGTCCTTGCATTGCATCATCAATATTAGATCCTATTTTAACCATATCAGTATTGTCCAAAGTTCTAACAGCTTTTTGTGCCTGAGCACATGGCCCACCTTCTGCAAAAGCAATTCGACCACCGTCTGCTCTAAGCAATGTACATTGTTTTGCTAGCCTAGATATTTCTTCAAATTTTTGGTTTTGTAATCCTCCTGCTAACATTTTATCAATTGAGTCTACTATTGTTTTCATTCTTGATGGAGAAAGTTTCATATTTTTAATATTAATGTCGGCACTTTGAAAAGCTAAATTTGCAGAAACATCAAAGTCTGTTAGTCTTGGAGTAACTTTTTTAAAACCCGCTTGTTTTTTTTCTAAACCTAATTCTTGTAATGTAATGTCGTCTGTTATCTTTCCAACAGGAGGCAGCGTTCTACTTCCTGAAAGATTCGAAGCCGGAGCCATTCTTTCTAATGTAATAGGGTCAAGTCTTCGAGCGGTGATTAAGCCATCAGTTGCATACCCCATTAATTGTACTTCGGTATTTATTATGTTATCTATATATTGAGCTAAAGGTACTTGACCTTTTGATTTTCCAAATTCTCTTTGTAAAGCATTTTTAAATTTTTTTTGATCGAAACTATCTGGACCAGGACTAATGGTATACATCGCATCAGGCTTTCCTTTAAATTTTTTAATTATCCTGTTCATGTGTTTGTCCAAAGCTGTTCTGTGTCTTTCTGCACCTTCAGTTCTTCTAAACCCGCCCCCTAACATTTGATTTAGTTTAGCCGACCCATAACCCATTTCTCCAACAGTTATTAAACCTTGTTTGTCTGCTAAATGCATTTTATCTAACAAAGATCCTTTTTTACCGGTAACTTGTAAGTCACCTAATTTTTTACCCGATAAATAGTCTTCAATATTTAAAGCACTTTGTTTGCCTAATTTTTGAGTTATAGTTCTTTGTGTTTGTTCACCTTCAAGCTTTATGTCTTCAACTACGTTTGATCCAATCCTATTTAACGCCATTCTAAATGTAGCAACATCGGCCGCTTTAGATGGAAGACCTACTTTTTCTAAAATAGATTTTTTAACACCTACCTTAGTTTTATCACCTTTATATTTTTTATAGTTTTCTACGGCAGTTATATATTTTGAAGACAGTGGCTGTAAATTATCATAATCAATTAAACCCGCCTTTTTTACGTATTGAGAAAGTTGTCTATTAGCCCCCTCGTCTTTTACATAAGGAAACTTATATTTATCAGAAATTTTTACTAGAATATCTTTTGGATAATACCCCAACTTATTCCATTTGGTCATTTGTTTTTTTACGTCTGCTAGAGCTTTTTCATAAAGAGGGTTTGGTGGTTTATAATCAACTACATCTATTCCTCTTCCTGTTAGTTTCTCCATTTCTGCAATTAATTCTTTCTCTCTTTTTTTAACGTTTGCTAAACCCTTAACAGTTTCGTTAAATGAAATTTTTTTACCTCCTTGTTCTTTGGCTCTGGCCATTCTAATTGCATATGTACCGGGCCTTGTTTTATATTCAGAGATAAATTTAGTGCCAGGTACTTTATCTACAGCTGATCTTTTTATATTAGCCGCTCTTTTTGCTTCTGCATCTTTTGGAACAATTTCAGGGTTGTCTCTGTAATGTTTTGCTTTTATTTTCTGAGCTTCTTCTAATGAATCTACTAATCTATATAGCGGAGCTTTTCCAAAAAATTCAACACGATATTTTACTGTTCCAGAACGATAAGTTACTTTGTAGACATGTTTTTCTACTTGTTTTTTTGATTCAGCAGGCATTAGACCTCCAGGATCTTAGCTAGGCCGCCTCTGGCAAAATCCATACCTAATCTTTTTTTAATCTGTATTATTGCATCAGGGAATTGATCTGGATTTTTTAAGACCTGATTTAACCATTTAAAGTATTGTGTTTTTTCCGTACCAACCATAGTTGTGTCCATTGCAATCTCTTTAAATAATCTTGAAATATCTTCTGCCTCTACTCCATACTCACGCAATGCTCCGTAACCCATTTGTGTGCCTTCATCTACAGACCTATTTATGTTTGCAAGTTTTTTAGCAAGACCAAAAGCTTTACCTGCTGATTTTCCCCATCTCAAACCTACACGTCCGCCAGCCGCCATTTCATCTACAAACATTGCAGTCATTCTATCAAATTTTGGATGATCGGGTTTTAATCCTGAGGAATCTTTCACATTTTCTAAAACTCTTTTAGTAAAAATCATTATTTCTTCGTTAGATGCACCTGATGGTAATGCTTCTGCAATTCTTGGACCAAAGTATTTTTCAACAAGTAGAATTGGATCTCCACCAATTCCACCACCGCCTTCAGTAATATATTTTACATCTTCTGCGGATATAATATTATTTAAATTTGTTTTACCGAATGCAGCTGTGCCTACATCGTACTCATCTTTTTTTAATGCTTCTACTAAAAACTCTCTAGCAGTTGCACGTTTACCGGGTACATCACCTTTGTTGGTAACTATACTTTCAAACTGTTTACCTAATCCAGCTTCTTGTGTCTCTAAATTTCTAATTGTTGTTTCAGCATCTTGAACTGGTGCTGCAATATCATCTGCTCCACCACGTGAACCTGGAGGTGGTAGATCATCAAGCTCTCTAGCTCTTTTTAAATTTTCTAAAACTTCATCACTAGGTGCAAATCCACTGGCTGCAAAATTTTCTGAAGTAATTGGATCACCTGGTTTATATTTTGTCGGATCTCCTCCTCTTCTTAAAGTCATGATACCTTCTGCATCTAAGTTCCTGGTCCCTGTTCCAAGATCCGTAATGTTTGCTGGACCAGCCGGTGGCATATAAAACTCTTTCATCTTATTAAGATTTGTTAAGAGATTGTTTGCTTGAATATCGTTTAGTTTATCACCAACCGCAAAGCCGACAGCGTTTTTAGCTTCATCGATTGCTTTACTTTGAGATAAGACTCCTAGAGCCTCTGTGTTTAAATTTTTATCTAAGAATGGTTCTATGTTGTCCCCTATACCTAAGAAGTTGACATTGGTTCGGGAACCAAGGACATCGGATACATTTCCTCCCAATTCTTTAAATGTTTTTAAAATTAGTTGAATAGTCTCTTTTCTAGCCATAATACTTTACATGTCCTCGTACGATCGGATCGTCTTTATAATCCTCTGGGTGTCTGATTAATCCACCCTGTCTAATTCTCATAATGGCCTGTGTCGTACTATCCACATAGTCATCATGTTCTCCAAATGGGAAAGACGCACACTCTTCGATCACTTCCTGAGCAAAGTGTTCGTGCATCGGAGCCCAAATTTTGCCACTTTCAAAAAGTGGGGCAACGGAGTTTATTCTTGTGTGTTTATCATTTCCTTTTGAGGGTGTAAAGTTAATAACCGGTATATCCATTTGCCTCAACTCGTGGGTCAAAGGCAATCCAGTTGCTTTGGCCTCAATAATTACCATATCAGGTTGCCAGTCTCGATACTCTTCAAGAGCCACTCTCCGGAGTTCTGGAAAATCATACCGGTCCTTAAATGCGTTAAGTAAAATTATGTTTTGTCCCCGGTCCTCGGTTGTAAAAACTCCCCACGTGGTTATGGCTGAAAAGTCAGCTGTTGTCTTTTTGGTGAATGCCGTATCATAAGATTGTACGATATAATCTAATTTAGGTGGATATTTTTCTTTCCAATCTCTCCACCATTCTCGTTTTAAGATAGCTCCTTCTTCCGCCGTTGGCATCTGCATATATTGTGCTAGCCAGTTACTAACTGGTATTGATGCCTTAGTTTTTAATAATTCTTGTGAGGTCCAATATTCAGGCCACACGGGTTTTCCATTGGGGAGCAGGGCCGGTAGTTCAACAACCTCCCACTGATCAGATCCTTCTTCTGATTGAGCTTTTAATAATTGACCAGTTATATCTTTAGTAGACCAACGGGTCATTACAATTACAATTGCTCCACCAGGTTGAAGTCTTTGACGTGGACCAGCTGTATACCAGTTAATTGCTTTCTCAAAAGCTTTACCATCTGCTCTAACATCTTG